CAATGACGCTAGATGCATTTAGAGATATGAATACTAATATTGGATTAGTATGGGACGAAGTTACAAGTGGAGAAATTGATGTTGAAAGTATAAGAACAGAAGAATCTTTTAAAACACAACAACCTGATGACATTGACGATGCATTTGATCCTCCAGTAACACAACCCGGAGACGAATTAGGAACATTAATAGATGGCGATACTCTTGGATCAGTAACTGAAGCTCAAAGTTCAGCAACTACTAGAGTACAGCCTATTGCATCTGATCTAAAAAACATACTACAGCAAGCTGCTACAGCAAGCGGATTAGATGTATCGGTTTACAGTGGCGGACAACCCGATGCTGCGACTGGAGGACCTAGAACAGGCAGTACACGACATGACAACGGACATGCGGCAGATGTTAGATTAAGAGATTCAAGTGGTAGAAATTTAAGTCTAGATAATCCTGCAGATGTTCCTCTAATACAGAACTTTTTAGCTGAAGCTAAACGTGCTGGTGCAACTGGTATAGGTGCTGGTAACGGCTATATGGGCAACAATGGATTTCATATAGACAATGCAGCGAAGTACGGACAAGCTAACCCTAACGCTACATATTGGGGAGGTTTAGAAGATAATGGCACATTTAGAGCTAAAAATGCCCCACAGTGGCTTAAAACGATTATGACAGGATAACAGTATGAGATATTTAGGTAAAAATTTGACCAGCGGTGGCGTACCTAATATGTACGACAAAACAAAAAATATTGGAGGCATAAAAACCCGAACAGGTTTATTCTTAGGTACAGTAGTAGATATAGTAGATGATAGGTATGAAGGATATATGTGGGTACAAATATTTGGAGATGAATATTTAGGATCTAAAGATAGTATCGACGAGAAACACAAATACACAAGAGTTAGACGTTCTAGTCCATACGGCGGTCACTATCAATTTGAAGATCATACTAGAAGTTATGGTATGAGTACTCATCCTCCTGCACCCGGCACAGAAGTTTTAGTAGCATTTGTACACAATAGTGATGTTGGTATATGTTTAGGTGCGTTACCTGCAACCGGAATGAATGGAGCTATCCCAACTGCTCCTGCATGTTTCCTTGACAGTGAAGTAGACGTAGTTGGTCCTACGTTTGATGCTCCTCCCACAAAAGATGCTGGTAAAAATACTAGACCTAGAAACCCAGAACTTGAATATGTTACAAAACAAGGTTTGGCAATTGACAGTATTAGAGGACTGAGTAGTAGTAGTCAACGAAGAGAATCACCCAGTAATGTTTTTGGGTTTAATACACCAGGCGGACATCAACTTACTATGGATGATGGCACACGAGCTAATGATGACGAGTGTCTGGCTCCGGATAAAAATAGAAAACCAGGACTAAGTAGACTTGCTAGATTTCGCAGTGCAGGTGGAGCACAAATATTAATGCATGATGGTGCTGGTATTGTTTATATCACTAATCAAGATGGCAGCAACTGGATTCAATTTGGAGCTGATGGAAAAATAGATATCTATAGTCAAAGCGATATTAGTATGCATACCGAAACAAATTTTAATCTGCACGTTGGTGGAAATTTTAATTTAGATGCAGATAGTATTAACATGAAAGCAAGAGGCACAGATGGTATAACATTAGAATCTGCAACAGGTGAATTTAACTTACATGCTAACAAAGATATAAAATTAACTACAGATCTTAACGGACACATTAAATGTAGCGGTAATATGAGAACAACAGCTAAATTAATTGATATGAACGGTCCAGAAGCAACTGCCGCAACAAAGACTGTACAAAATAATAGAACAGAAAACACCACTGTTAAACAAAGTATAACTGATAGAGTACCCGAAGCTCAACCTTGGGGAGGACATACAGAAGAACAAGAACTACTTCCTCAGGTTGCTAGTTCTAATGGAGAGCAAACTGCAATAGACATCGATTTAAGTAATGTTGTTAATAAGTCTAAACAGCCTGCTGTGGATATAAAATCAAATAAGTCAGCAATTGGTTCAACTGGTACAAGTAATCCGACTACTAAGCCTAGTAGAGGCCCACAATGATAACAGTAGAAAGACAATTTCAAACTGTATGGAGCGACTATGTTGTAAAAGATGAAACAGCATACAAAACAGAGATAGATTTGTCTTTGCTTACAGCTAGTTCGAAAGCAAAAGATGTCGCTTTAGACTTTTTTGATGAGTATAGTGGCTTTGACGGAACTGCATATGGAGAAGGCACATATGCAACAGGACTTACTGAACAACAAGCATATGATAACTGGATAGTTACGTTTAACAAACAACAATCTATTGTTAAAAAACAATTACAGCAAAATCCAAAATTGCCCAATGCATATCCGCAAAGTGTATTTGACGGATTAGTATTGTTAAACTGGGCAACAGGAAAAGTTTTCACTGTTACTGCTATAGAAGGAATATATGATTTACTTGATGGATTAAGGTTAAAAGATTTTGATATAGTAGCTAGTATGTTGATGAGAAGTAACAAGAACAAGAGTTTATGCGTAAAGTGTGCTACAATTTTAAGGTTAGCTGATTACGGAAAGCCAAAGACTAGGTTATGGCAACGCACAAATGGTATACACAAGATGCGTGATAAAAATGAAAAAGATGTATTAGATACAAATTTGCTAAAACGAGCAAGATTTTCGTACTTTGCAGAAACCGGAAACTTTTTACCTTTTAGTCCGGAAAGTGCTAATAGAAATGTAGTCAGAGAGTATGAGAAACAGGTAGTTGTAAAAAACTATACGTTCGATGGCACTGTTACTACATTTACTTTAGAAAAATCTCCTAGTATGGAACCATCTGAAAAGTTAGAAGTTACCATAAATGGACTTGTTCAACAGCATTTATTTGACTTCACTGTGATTGGAAATCAACTATCGATACTTAAAACAATGAATACTGGTGATATTATTGCAACTACCATTAAAATATAAACTCAGCAGTTAATTCTACCATAAATACTTGTATGGTAACGTATATAGGATATAGCACAGTAGGATCAACATATGGTAGTAAAACACTGACCGATATTGATATTGCTCGTCGAGACCTGCTGAATCATTTTTACACTCGCAGAGGCGAACGTGTACAAAACCCTACATTTGGAAGTATACTTCCGGATCTGGTATTTGAACCTCTTGATGCACAGACAGAAAGATTAGCAAATGATGATGTAGATGCAATAGTAAACAATGATCCACGATGGAAACCATTGGAAACACTATTATCAAAACCTGATGAACACTCGTTGACCATCAAGGTTAGACTCGAATATATCGATACAGGAACAGCTGAAGAACTGTTTCTAAACTTTACAGGTGAAGAATAATGGCACAAGGCGCAAGACAAAGTAGTTTATTTGCCGCAGAAGACTTTAGTGTAGCATACGAAAGTTTCAGCGAAGCGAATTTTCAAGCATATGATTTTGAAACCATTCGTAATACGATGGTCGATTATATTAGCACAAACTATCCAGAGAACTTTAACGACTATATTAACAGTAGTGAATTTATAGCAATAGTTGAACTTATAGCTTTCTTAGGGCATAACTTAGCTTTTAGAGCTGATTTAGCCAGTAGAGAAAACTACTTGAGTACAGCAGAACGTAGAGAAAGCGCCTTGCGTATTGCTGAATTTTTAGGATATAAACCTACTAGAAATGTTGTGGCTAGCGGATATTTAAAAATTGATAGTGTAAAAACCGACGAAGAAGTGTTTGATTCTAGTGGTAACAGTTTAGCAAATGCTACTATACAATTTGAAGACGTAACTGATACCAACAGCTATCAAAATTTTATAAATGTTATGAACAGTATATTTCAATCTAGTAGCCAGTTTGGTTCTCCGTTTAGCAGTGCTACTCTTGGAGGAGTCAAAAACGAAATATATAGAACCAACAGTGTAACCAATACAGCTGAAAGAAACTTTTCAAATTTAATTAATAATGCAAGTTCTAGTTTTAGTTTTTACAATCCAGAAATTAATGGCACATTGCAAACTATAAATGAAGCGGCACCCGATCCTTATAAAGTAATTGACTTTTTGTATAAAGATGACAATAGTGGATTTGGTAGTGCTAATACTGGATTCTTTGTAGGTTTTAAGCAAGGTACATTAGCACACAAAGATTTTAGAATTGATCAAGGTTTGCCTAACATAGTCTTAGATATTGATGCAGATAATGTTGCCAATGGCAATGTATGGGTACAAACTATTGACGAGATAGGACAAATACAAAAAAATTGGACACAAGTTGATACACTATTTGGCAATGGTACAATATTTAATGCAAAGAGCAATAATATAAGAGATATTTTTAGTGTTGCTAGTAGACAAGATGATCAGATTAGTATTGTATTTGCAGACGGAAATTTTGGAAATATTCCACGTGGTATTATTAGAGTTTGGTATAGAACAGGACTTAACCAAACATATAGTTTAACACCTGATGCTTTTAATAATACAAGTTTTACAATGAGTTACTTGGGTGCAAATGGAAACACATACAACGCAATTTTTAATGCAAGTTTAAAAACAAATGTTACAAATGCAAGTGTTAGAGAAAGTGTTGCTAGTATTAAAGCAAACGCTCCTAGATTCTTTGCAACACAGGATAGAATGATCACAGCAGAAGATTACAGTATTTTTCCTGTAACAGTAAGTGAAAACATTAGAAAAATTAAAAGCATCAACAGAGTACACAGTGGACACAGTAGATTCCGTGACATATACGATCCAACAGCAACTTACGCAGATGCAATACAATATACAGATGACGCTTACTTGTATGAAGATAATATTACAAGCAAAAGTGTAGTTAGTTTACCTAATAACCTAACAGGTGATGCAATTTATAACAAGTATATTAAACCATTACTTGCTAATCCTGAAGTAAGTAACTTTTACTATAATAGACAAGGCTACAGTTCAACCACACACAATGCAAACACAGATTTCTCAGATACTACAAGTGGTATAACATATTTAGGCACAGCTGATACCAACGCATTTCGTTGGAATCAAATAACAAAAGGTAGTAACGGATGTAGTGGTTACTTTACATTAAATTCAAATGTACAGAGAGTTGGAGATACGTCTGCTAATACTTTAGCAAAAGCAAACCTAAACGGATTAGTAGAATTTATTAGTAGTCCTTATAAAGAAGGATACATCAGTTTAGCAACAGTAACAGCCGGTGGCAGTGGATATACTAGTACACCATCAGTAACTATTACTGGTAAAGGAACAGGTGCAACCGCAACTGCAACAGTAGCAAATGGTGCAGTTACTAGTGTTTCAATCACTAATAGTGGTAGCGGATATGATCAAGCTACGAATATTACAGTTACCGGCGGCGGCGGTACAGGAGCAACAGTAAAGCCTACGATTATTGATGCAGATATACAGTGGGTTAAAGTTGATAGGCTTTATAAAGGTGGACTAGGTGACGATAATAGTGCAGGAACTCCAACTGGCATTGATAATACTGGCAAAGGAGCAGTAGTACTGAATGGTATTATTCCTAGTGGTGCTAGAATCAAACGAATTGTTCCTAGATTAAGCACAGATTTAACACGCACAACTAAACAAAATGTTATTAATAAAATTAACAATAGAAATAGTTTTGCATTAAGATATAGTGCTCAGAATCAGCAGTGGATAATTATTGATAGTTCAAACTTACCAGCTAGTAGTGCTGAATTAAACGATCCAAGCAAATGGAATAGACAATTTGAAGGTGATGGGTCTAGCACAGGTATTGACAATAGCTGGGTAATGCGTTTTAATTATAGTGCGGTAGAATGGGAGATGCTGGTTAGAAAAACACGTCTTGTTTTAGGTAGTCCTCAGAAACTAAAGTTTACAAACTTAAACTTCAATAATAGTTTTAGTAGTGAAACACATAAACCACTAAGGGATAATATTAAGATATTAAAAATTAATCCTACAAGTAAAACAGATCCAACACCAATGGGAACGGACTATAAGTTTAATGCGTTTGGAACATTTACATATCAAGACGGATATACTGATCCTCATAATATTAGAGTTAGTTTAGCTGACCCAGACAATGACGGATATCCAAACGATCCAGAAGCATTTAATAAAATACTCGCAGGTCAAACTGTAAACTTAGGAACAACTACTGTTGATGGTTTTGATTATACTATAGTAGATAATTCTAGTGGAACAACACAAGTAAATGGAGTTAGTGATCTACATATGCAGTATAATAGAATAGCTGATATCAATCAAGTTATCGATCCAAGTACCACAAACATTATTGACACTTATGTATTGTTAAACAGTTACGATAGTGAATTTAGAGCTTGGGCACTTTATGATGGAAGAGTTGAAACAAGACCTAATCAGCCTACTATAAGTGAACTTACAGACTTGTTTGTTAAGTTAAACAATAAGAAAAGTATCAGTGATCAGGTTATATACAGACCTGTAAAATATAAAATACTATTTGGAGATTTAGCAAGTAGTGAACTACAAGCTAAATTTTTTGTTACTAAAACTGTAAACAGTACACTAAGCGATACAGAAATTAAACAAAGAGTTATTAATTTAATCAGCAGTTATTTTAATATTGATAACTGGGACTTTGGCGAAGAATTTTACTTTACTGAAATGTCAGCATTCATACACAATAATATGATTGGCGAGATAAGTCAAATAACAATTAGTCCAGCAGGTGGACAGACAAATACTACTGAGTTATTTGAGATAACTAGTGATAGTGACGAACTATTCTTACCAGTACTATCTAGCAATAATATTATTGTTAATAATACATCATCTGGTAATAGTACAACAATTTCACAAAACACTGGTATTAATATAGGTGTAGGTAGTGGTGGTAGTAGTGGAGGAGGCTATTAATGAGTGAACGTCAACCAAAACCAATAGTAGCCCCACTAGTTACCAAACCTGGAGAATCACTTGAGAATACAGGTTCAAAGGAAATAACAACATTACTTCCTAGTATTTTACAAACACAAGTCAATAAACAGTTCTTAGATAGTACACTTGAACAAGTGATGTCAACCGGTAGTTTAGAATCTGTTAAAAGTTATATAGGTTCGCAGGAAGTATCTGAAGATATAACAGACAACTATGTGTTAGATGGTAGAAGCAACGATCCTTATCAGTTTAGTCCAGGAATAATTAATAGAACTGATGATAGATCTATTATTGGAGCATTGCCATATGATGATCTTATAAAAACCCTCAAGTATAATGAAAGTGATACCAATAACCATAACAGATTGTTAAATGAATTTGGATATACAATGGACATGCCTATCAACTATGATATGTTTATAAACCATCACAAGTATTACTGGGTTCTAGACGTACTACCACCAAGTCCTTTACAGTATACAAGTCTTTTTGATATTGATACTATTATAGGGCAGATACAGTATACTACGCCAACACAAAAGAATGGAAGAGCATTAACGTTTGAAAATGGTATGCGAGTTAAATTTGCGCCACATACTGTTGATAGATTCACACAAACTGTTGTTGGTAATACAACATTTACTGCTACAGTTAACGGCGGACATGAATTTATTTTTAAAAATAATCAACCTGTACTTACAGGTGATTATACTTTTGTACAAGCAACTGGTGTATTAACAATGAACACTGCACCAGCAGTGAATGACGAAATAGAAATACACACAAATTATGCAGGTAGTGTAGGAAATGCATACTTCAATGACGCAATTTATATTGTAGATGGAGTTGGATCTAACACTGGTATCAAGTTAACTGAACAATTTAAACCAGGTCAATATGAAGGTAAGCAAGGAAAACGAGTATGGCTTAACGTGGCAACTTACAGTAGTCAAGAGCCTGCAGAGTTTGATAGCGATAAGTTTGCATTTGATTTTAAACCCTATGACCTCAGAGAACATAGAATGACTACCAGAGATTATCTAGTAGAAGAAAGATTTAGCACAGACCAAAGTGCATGGTCACGTTCAAATCTTTGGGTACACGAACAAACTATTGCTAATAGTTTGATATATGACGGCTATGAAAATGTTGGAGATGATCTTTATGCATTAGACAAATACAGAGCAGTCAGACCAATTATTGAATATAAAGCAAACATTGAGAAATATAATTTTGGTTCAAAACATATTACAAGTGTAGATCATGCATTAGAATCTAGTGATGATCCAGCATCTACTATTGTAGGCAAAACAAGTTACAGTGTTACTATTAGTGGAATTACACAAAATTGGAATACTTTGCTAGGTGCAACAAGAGGTGACAGAGTAAAAATAGATTCTGGTGTTAGTACAAATATTGTTACTACCTATTGGGAGTGTGTACAGAATCATGGAGATCCTAGAAATCCGTTGGATGCATCTAATAGAGATACATGGCAACAGATTACTCCAGTAGAATTAGAAGATGGCGACACAATTATTTTCTTTAGAAGTTCTAATAATGATTATAACAACAAAATATTTGAAGTAAGTGGAGTAGGAACTAGTATTGTACTTACTGTAAAATATAATAGTGACGGATCAAGCGGAGCAACTGCTTTAAATGATAACGACAAAATTGTTATCCTAAACGGTTTTAACACTTATGAGTTTAGCGGTCCCGGCAGTGACGGACAAGGAAACTTTGAAGCTCCACTAAGTGGCGCAGAATTATATTGGACTAATAATACATGGGAATATGGTCAACAAAAACCACACAGAAGTGCAGGAATATTACAACAGCTATATGACCCAGAACTTGTAAAATTACAAGATACCACTACCTATCCTGTTAGCACATTTAACGGAGGTCATATCTTTAATTTTGCTTATAATGAAGATAATGTATATGATGATGCATTAGGATTTAATCCAGAGTATGTTGACTATGGAAATA